GTCTGCGAGTTCTTCCACAGACCGAAGTGCATACAGGAGAACCGGCCAGACCAGGGCGTAAACCAAATGCCATTATTGATGTCATAGACAAGCTGGCGCGTTTGACTGATCGAATTAGTATTCGCGATATTTGTGATGAGCCACAGGTTACCGTCGCGACTGTAGATGTCCATTGTAATGTTCAAGTTAGCGATGGGAATGCCGTTTAGCAGACTCTTGAGTGTCGTGCTGATGGGCTGCGAGATAATGACAGCCGGATCGTTCCCGGTCACAGCCGCGATCTGATTGTCTCTCGTCACAAAGAACATAGTATCTCTGAAGCCGAAGCAAGCCTCCGTCTGATTCGGATACCCACCGATGTTATCGACGAATGTGGGCCGAATGTTAGTCAAGTCCTCGCCGGTGAACCTCTGGATCTCTTCCGAGGTCACGCAATACATGCCGTTCTGCGTCGGGCAGACCATGCGCGGCGCGTTGCGGAACTGGTAGAAGTTACCCTGACCTGGGACGCCGTTCGGGTTCGGGAAAGACTCCTCTGGAATGCCGTTGGCGATTTCTTCCTGACCTGACTCATACAGCCGGTGAATGCCGTACCACATGCGGCGCTGCCAGTAAGCGATATTCGTGGATGGCTGGATCTGATCCGTCCCAGTTACGTGCTGCTCGTCAACGGGCGGCGGGGCCATGTTCGAGACCTGCGACGGACAGATGTTCGTCGTATCGAGTTGAAGGTCAGTCTTAGGATCGTTCGTGGTCGTCGAGACGCGATGGTTATCTTCGTAAGTAATGTCCACGTCGCCGGTGTTGGTGATGTCTTCGACGAAGTAAGGTGTACCGCCGCCGTCTGTGGTGCGCCAGATACCAATCTTCGGAATGCGAGTCGTGTCGGCGTGGCCGCGCACTTTGAAGGCAGGCTTCTTATTCGTGAACGCTCCAGTCGTCGAGAGAGGATTCGCCGGGTCGGATTCAATAGGCGACCGTGTAGAATACTGCCCAGTTCGGGACTTCCAGGTGTAGAAATAGTACCAACCATACAGTACTGAGACTGGATTCGTGGCAGCGTTCCATCCGGCTGAAGCTGTCATTCTAACTGGCTGTGTCGGACTGGGCAGGCCCCAGAAGTCGATGACGATATTCCCGGACCCACCATTAAAAACCGTCGTACCGTAAAACTCGCTGGTGCTGGAGGCTGGGAAGGACTTGATGTAACAAAGCCCGCGCGCAACCTCGAATTCGTGGACGCGCGTCGATTCTTGCATGAATTTAAAGTTGCCTAGGGAGGTCCAGGTGCCCACGGTAGCAGCGCCGCCAAGGGAACCATCGATCTTGAGGTAGTAGGCCCCCCAGAGGCCGCTACCGGCCTGCCAAATGGACGCCACGAGGTACACATGCGACGGGTTGTCGAAGGTTTCGTAGGTTACGAGGCGGTCGATCCGGCCTACGTTGGTCGCGTAGACGTTATTATCTGGCATCGTCAGAAAGCCGGGGCGCGGGCGCAGTGTCCCTGAACGGTTCGTCACCATATCGATCCCATCGACCCAGTGCGGCGTGTTGATATACGCCTTCACAGTCTCGTCATACGGGATGAAGAGGTTGTCGAGGTTGCGCGCGTCTAATTGATGACTATCCATCAGGACTCCTTATTCGTCTGTCGCCATCACACTCTTGGCGGGCGTCTGCTTTGCGGCGTAATCTCCCTCCACGCCCTTTGGTTTCTTCGGTTTACCGGCTGAGAGTAGCTTCGCCACGTCGCCGGTGATAACTTTCTTTCCTGTTTTCATTGCCATTCTCTTACCTCCGCATGAGTCACACATAAGATTCTCCTACAGGGCGAGGCCGTGCGACGGGTGGATGGTCGTGATTCCATCCTGACCGGACTCGCGGTTCGCCATTTCTTGCAGCATGGATCGGAACTGAGCGAAGTCCTGGAAAGCCGTCGGGTCGCTGAGAAACTCGTCCTTGAACTTCCAAATGAGCCCGCGCCGGAAGACTGGGAAGTACATATCGTCCCACGGCAGAACGGTTGAATTCAAGTTAGACGGCGTGATCGAGGTCGTGGATTTCTTGTACTTCCCCTCGAACCACCAATCAGGACTGTAATACACCGGGCGCGGGTGAAAGCGCAGATACCCATTTTCAGTCACCGCGACGGTACTGGGCGTCAGCGGTGTGGCCGAAATGGGCACTTCCTTCGACACCGAGAGCGGGATAAACTCGTCATTGAACGACCGCAGCCATACGTCATGAAGGCCGTAGAAATCGGTCGGCAAGATATACGCTGGCGGGCCATAATCGGCCTGATTTTGGACCAGGGCCATCGGCTGCAAGTCACCGAGCGAGACCTTCCAGGGATAGAAGTTCCACATGATATCGCGGATCTCGGAGGCGAAGCGCGCACCTACGGCGTCGTGAGCGATCTTCGGATATTTGGCGGCGAGGAATTCGACCGCCTTACCTGCCGTAAGTGTCTTAGCCATTGCCTCGTACCTCCGCGCCCGCAATGTCGAAGAGTTTCTTCTCTCGGGACTTCATTTCCTGAATGGCTGCTTCGACCACAGCATACTGGCCGGTGTATTGGACGCCACCATTGACAAAGGTAGCCGAGCCTGCACGCGGGTCTCGGACGAAGTTATACGCCTTCAAGAGCACCATTTCCTGGTAGACGTAGAACCAATAGGCCGGGATGTTGTAGACTGAGAAATAATCGCTCGAAACGTTGCCCGCGCCGACTGTAACAGGCGTCCGCTTGTAATACGGCAGCACGACTGGAAGATTCGTATAACCGTGCGGCGTCGGTAGGACTCGGACTTTACTGGGCGTACCGGTGACATAGGAGATCCGCTTTGGGATACCTTTGAGCGCGGTGGACACCGGGAGTACGGACGTGATGATAAGTTCGTTCTCGGTCTGGTCTGTGTCCGTCCCCAACAGACGCGCGTTAAGCATGTAGGCGAAGTCGGAAGGCGCGGAGGAGAGGTTATAGTCCTGCTGGTCATTGACCATAGTCACCGTTTCCATCGCGCCCACCGACCATTGCCAGTTGTCGGCCATCCAGAGCTTCTTATGCGCGTCATCCAAAAGACGATAAATTAGCGCTGAATCGTCAATCGGGAACGATCCGATGAATCTTTTCGCGTAAGTTAGAGCGTCGTTTGGAGTGGACACGTGTTATCTCCCCATAGCTTCGGCGCGCGGCAGAAGTTCGCGCGGGGCGGCTTCCTGACCTTCGAGCGGCGGATTGTAATAGGACTTGTGGCACCATTTACACACGAGGTTCAACTGGCCGGTGCCGGAAAGGACCTGACCGGCGAGGCGCGATTCATTCAGTTGGTCGCGGTGGGTACATTGGTTCTGAGCCTGTTCTTTGGCGAGAGCCTGCTCTTTCGCGGCCATCGCGTTTGAGCGGAGCATTCGTTCGCGCTTCTCGGCGTTCTTCTTACGCTTGTCCACTTCCTCGACGAGAAGGGAGCGGAGTAGGTTGTTGATTTCTTCGGACGCGCCGCCACTGTTCGCGAGTTGCGCGGCGACTGTCAAAAGTGGAAGAGGCGTGGCTTCCGTGATGATGCCTTGCGGCTCACCACGAAGATCGGGACCTGTGTTGCGGATATTTGCCATGTTAGCTCCTTAGAGAATTCCTTCTGCTGTGTTACCTGAACCTGTGAGATTTCGCCATGAGGCGCGCTGCCCGACGCCGAACTCACGCTCTGTCGCCTCTTTGGTGATAATGCCAAGGCGGATTAAGCGGAGTAACACGGTGCGCCAGCCGCGCGTTTCCTCGTTCCAGGGGACATCTACGTCCCTACCGAGGGCTAGATCGAACTGTTTCTTTGTGGACATGATGGACCATTCCGGCACGCGCATGGAATTTTCCATCGGCATGAGTTTGAGTCTCTTGTTGCCTGGAATATCGAGGTACAAGAGCGCCGTCTTCGGGTCCACAGTATCTACCGCCACAAGACTCTTGTTGAGCTTGCGTAACTTGCTCATAAAGCGCGTGGTCGAGAGGTACTTGCCCGTCTGCCGCTCGACGTTAGACAAGATTGCGGCGAGATGCTGGTGACCGACCTGTGCCTTATTGGTCGTGCTGACTAGGTGCCGACTTTGTTCGAGCGCCGCTTGGTTCATTTTTGCCCTTCCGTTGTGGTTGTAGTGACTTGAGTAACTGTAATTCTTTCGACCAATGTCTTCGGGATGGGTAGGCCAAGTTCCTTCGCATTCTCCACGATGGAGATGATCTCAGTTACACAATAGAAACCGGCGACCATCGCGCTGAAGTCGATGGACGTGGCGGTCTTCATGCCCAGTTGATTGTCAAGGACGTAGGCCGCGCCGACGATCAGAAACGTCATGGCCTTCTTGGTCATACCGACGCGCGACACCTGCGAGGACATCTTTTTCTGCGACCACGCTTTGAGCAGGCCGCTGATGATATCCATCAAGACAAGAATCACCAGTGCGGAGATTACGGGACTAAACCCCGCAAACCATGCGGTGATTAGGCCGACGAGTTTGAAAAAGTCCTTCATCATACGAATGACCCCGGTGCAATGAGAGATAGAGTACTGTGCGGCGCGCCGGTAGGCATCAAAAGACTACCGATGATGTCGTAGCTACTTTCGTCAATTACGAAATCAGACGTGCCGGTGAAGCTCCACTCATTTGAAAGACTTACGTTTTGTGGCGTCCCGTTGTTGTCGAGTTGTGTGATATGCGACCCGGAGGCATCGTACCATTCCCATTTGTAAGTCGTAGCAATTGGACTGATGGACGAATTGGACCAAAAACCTGCGTTGGACTCGTAAAAGCCGTCGCGCACCCAGATTTGGAAGACTTCGGGGGCGAAGATATCTGTCTCGATGGCGTTCGACAGGCGCGCCTTCTTCGAGTAACCGGACGGTAACTGCAACGTGAAGACGATAAAACCGTTGAAGTTGTCGCCTGTACTGTACTTAAGTGGATGATTATTCGCGAGTTTGAACCTGATAGGCGCGGCCATATGTCGTCCTCTAACCTAATTATAGCAAAAGAAAGGGCCTTAGGATCGCTCCCAAGGCCCCGAGATCTAACCGGAAAAGGTCCTTACCTATTAAGCGTTCGCCACTGCGTCGTAAGTCACAACGACTGTCAGATACACGTCCGTATAGTTCGTGTCAGGCGTGACAGCGGTGATGTCGAGAGAGGTCGTAATCACGTCGCCAGCCGCGAAAGAGTTCGCAGCCGTATTCACAACACCAACCACCTTACCAGTACCGGCAGTCAGAGTCGTCTGACGGCCAGACCCGGCAGTCGTGGTTCCACCGTCGATTTCAGGTAGCGTAGTCAGCGCCGAAACGGTGTTAATCTTCACGTCGCCCTTCAAAGTCAGGGCGTCCGTCGCGTCCGTGGCGTTGGTGCCGACGGTCAGGAAGACCTGAGAGATCTTGCCAGCCGCGCGCGCACAAAAGAGAGCGATGTTCAAAGAGTCAGCCGAGAAAGAGCCAGCCACGACACGCTGGAACTGCTCAACCTGCGTATACGTACCGTTGCCAGCACCGTCGTTGGAAGCAAAAATTCGATTCGCCATGTTAATTCCTCCAAAGTCCTTTCAAATTACAGTCCCAACGACGTAGGAGCGTCGATCTTGCGGAGACGATACGGGTTCGTGTCCAGGTTCTTGGCCGCGAAGACCACGTTGTAGGACGCGATGCCGCCGATCTGACCGGTCGGGTTCGCCTCGGACATCTTGGTCCGCATCACGTTGACCTTGAATTTCATCTTGTCCTGGTCAGGAGTCCGAGTCGGTCCACGGCCCGCGAGATCAATAGCGGCCAGAGCTTCCTCGCCGCCGAAGTAGCAGCGGTAAGTGTTCGGAGACCCGGCAGTCACAGTCACGTTGTTCGATTCGTACAGGCGAACGGACTCGAAGTCAGCCACCCACCCACGATCTTCCAGCGTGATGATCCGGTTGTTACCCGGCGACTGCGCGGTCTGCTTCGCCACGTCCAAGAAGCCGCCCACGGACGGGTCGCGCTTGAAGTCATAGGTAATATACGGCGAGATGATACCCACGAAGTAGGAACCATCCTTGGGCCGCACATCAAGACCGGCCAGCCGCGCACGAACGTTAGCCAAGTCCGAGCCGCTGAAGTAGTCGCCCAGGAGAGCCACGTCGATGGAGGCCGCGATGCTATCGATTTCGTTACGGACAATGGTGTCGAAGGTCAACCCGCCGCGATAGCCAAGCTGGTCAGCCGCACGCGCCAGGATGTCGCCGTCAATGGCGGTATCCATCAAAAGATCGGAGAGGGAGATGAAGTCGGTGTACTGAGAAACGGTCGCGGAAACGGTCGTGGTCGTCAACTGGAGAGAAGTGCCGACGTTGCCTTCAGGGGCGGCGGTCGTGTTCGCACCAAAGTTAGAATAGCGGTAGAACTGAATAGTCTTACCGTTCTTCAAGGGGAGAACCTTGTCATCGACAAGCTCCCAGAACTTGAAGTTCTTGCGGACAGTTTTCAGGGACAAACGGTCATAATAGACCGTCGCAAGGTGGGCGATAGTAGAGGTTCCGGTCGTATTGCCTGCGGGATAGTACATATTAAGTCCTCCTAAGTTGCGAGGGAGGCAACTAACCTCGTCCTCTACTATCAATATAACATATTAATGGCGGAACCCACCATTTTTTTGTAACAGCGCGTGTAAGTCCTCAAGCGATGCGTTTTCGGCCCACTTGATGATATCAGGATTGGCTTCTTCCTGACTTAGATTGGCGCGCGAGGCGGGCCGTGGCGGGACATATGGAGTCTCTTCGCGCCGACTCTCCTGCCGTGTTTCGTGTTTCGGTTCGGGTTGTACGAGGCCCTCGGCCTTGGCGATGGCCCAGGCGTCTTTGTAGGCTTCGTAAGAAGGTTGCCAACCACGCGAGGAGATCACTTTGTCAAGCGCGTCCTTGTTGGCGACAGTCGGTTTGTAATCCTCAGTCGTGTCGAGGAAGCGCTGTGCTTCAAGCTGCTTCAACTTGGCGTCCTGGACGGCCACGACCTGGAGAATAGCCGGGATGAGTTCGGTAACCGGGCGACCGAACCGAGTGCGCTCGACGTAATCTTGGGCCTCGCGGGCGTCTTTCACGAGTAACTTGGCATATTCGTCGTGATCGTACTTACCCGGCTTGAATAAGTCGGCTAGTTGCGACGGCTGCGGCGCGTCGGCTACTGGAGTAACGGGTTCAGGTTTGGGAGTTTCAGGTTGCTGAACGACTGGCGCGGCTTTCTGCACGGGCGGCTCAGGGCTGTTGGCGGCAGATAATCGCTGGATTTCAGCGAGAATTTGCTCATCGGAAAGGTTGTCGAAGTTACTAAATTGATCGGCCATATATGTCCTCACTCGGGTTGGATTGTGCAAACGATACCGGTATTTGTTCAATCATGTCGAGGGCCTCAGAGAATCCGCGCCACTCAAAAGCGGCGGTAGTTACCGATTCCTTACTGATTTTCCTCAAGCTATTGATCTTGTCGTCGCGTCGAGCTTTCAGCACTTTTAGCAAAGCCACCCATCCGGGGCTATTTGTTAGACTTGCTATCGCTCTCGCTTCGCTTTGTTCCATGAGATGCTCCCTGTAACAATTTTAACAGTTCGCGGGCGGATTTCTCGCCACTTTCGTTTGTCTTGGTCTGGAGGTCCACTTCGTTCTTCTGCGATTCCGTCTGATGCTTGGATTGGATCGCAGCCATGCGGACCTGTTGGTCTTGTTGCTTCGCCTGAAGCATTGCCATCGTCTTCGGATCAGGCTGCTGCAAGCGCTGTTCTTCGTTAGGATTCATATCGCGGAAGAATTGATAAGACAAAGCGGTGCCGGTCGCGTCCTGTAAGAAGCGCGACCATTCAAGGAAGTCAACGGTCTTTCCTTGAAGGTTCGCTTGGTGCATGATGTCCTGGTTGAACAGCATTTGAGTAATTGGGCCGACAAAGGACGCGAGCCGGTCTTTGACTACCATCTTATCCGCGCCGGTCATGATGAATTTGACTTGTTTCTGAAAGTCGGCGCGGCCAGAGTCAATTGTCTGACCTTTGTTATCGGTAACTTGGAAGGTTTCCGGCGCGAAGATTTCCATGATTCTCTTGATCTTATACAGTAGCGGGACGATCATGTAGTCTTCAAAATTCTTGACTACGGTCTGGAGACGCTTGCCGACCGCGCCCATTTGCGCCTGAACGCCGGTCGCCGTGCGGTTGGCGTTCGAGGGAAGCGGGATGCCGGATTGAATCGACTGATTGACTCCAAACCGGTTGTTGGCCTCTTGGACGATCAGGGCTTCGTCACGATAGGCGTTCTCGGTAACGTTCGGGATTGTTACGAATTCACTTAAACTATCCTTGTTCTGGACGTTCATCTTCATGCCGGGGTGAAGAGAAGAGGTCGTCGGCTTTTGGTCAAATGCCCCCACGTCTTGGCGCGGCGGTTGCAATGCCAGAGCGATGTTATCCAGTCTCAGGTTACGAAGTCCCTGAATATACCGCTGCTCGTCGGCCAAAAATTCCGGCATCGAGATCGAAAACGGGCGACCTTCGACTACGACGAGCGGGGCCTTGCAGAATGGGATGAAGCCATAAGGATTCTTGATATCAAGCGCGACCCATTTTCGAGCCAAAGTCCAAATAAGCTCAGTTTTCGACCAATATACAAGAACTTCGACGACTTGATGCTTCGGATCGACGCGCATCTGCATCGGATCGTAGTATTCTTTGCGGGCGGCGGCGGCACGCTGGCGAAGTAAATCGCCGGTCGTGTGGTATCGCTCTTTCGCCAGGGTGTTAAGTTGTGAGTCACTTGGGATCTTAAAGCCCGGTTTGCCTCGTAAATTCTTCAAATCCTCGACCGTCATGAGCATTCTCCTGATGACGGACGGGGACAGATCGATCAGCGGGCCGGGAGCGGTCGTATCGTAGTACAAGTCCCGAATGTCAACGAACTCGATTCCCCAACGCTTGGCGTCCGGGTCCCAGAAGACCTCAATCGCGCCGTCGCCGTACTTCTGGGCCTGCTTGAGTGCGACCGGGATATGTGCCACAGGAGGGAATCCTGTGCCATCCAGAGGCTCTAGGAACTGCGCGGCGATGATGTCGCGGATCTTGGCCGCATCCGACGGATTGGAGCCTGGGAGGGCCTGTGTGTCGAAGAAGGTCGGGTAGTGGTTGAGCAGGGCCTCTACGATCAGCGGGTGCGCCGCTTCGACCTGATCGAACGCGATGCGGACGGCCAGGGACGAGCGAGGGATCTGAGTACCTTCCCAATAGCGCTGTTCGACGAGTCCGAAGTAAAGATTCTCCGCGTCGGCCCACCGTTCCTCATGAGTTCGTCTGCCGCGCTCGTATTCTGCGAATGTCTGGACTACAAGCTGATTGGCGTACTTATCCTCAAGTTCCTGCCACTGGTAGGGTTCTGTTTCTAAGTTGACCTGTTGCGGCGGCGAAACTGGGGAGAAATCAGGCATAAGTTACCCTCTAGCTATATTATAGCAAGATTAGATCTTTCCCAGACCTCGCCACGTGGATAGCTCCTGGTTCTTGACTCCGTAGATCTCTTCATATCGATGTAGGTTCTGGTACATGATCTTTTGTGCCTCGGCGTGAAGTTCGGCGGTGCCTTTGCGGGGCTTGAAGTTCAAGGTCATCGGCTCGTCGTCGAATTGGTCGGCCAAGGTGTCCATAATATCGTCGTGCCGGTATTTCGGGAAGCGTGTCCACTCATGGATAAGATGAGTTTTGACCGCTTCGGGGATATCTGAGGAGAAATAGAGCAAGTTTTGCTTGTTCCAAGGCTGCAAAGTGGCCTCGATACGGTCGGCTTTGGACATCTGCGTGGGCCGGGTTAGTTCTTTGAAGTCTGGGAAGTAGCCAGTAATCTGTGACTTACGGCGGATGGATGGTTGAAGACCAGACCAAAAGGCCGACTTTTCGACTTTCACGCGGGCGGGCCGGTATTTAATGATCGTCACGAACAGTTGGTCGATGGCCTCATCTGCCGACCATTTTCCATGCTTGATGTCCACGATGTAACGGCGGTTCATGCGGTCCACCATAGCAGTGGTGATGACTGTGTAGTCCGACCGGCGACCTTTTGTGTGGGCGAAGTCCACGGTCGTGATGTAAAACATCGGCGGGATGCGCTTGATGTCGTCGGCATTCTTCCAATGGAGGTCTTTGATGTTGAAGACTTCACTGGAAAGGGCGACCGGGTTATTAAGCTGCTGCGACGAGAACATATCACCACCAGTGATGTCGTCGAGGCGGATGGCTTCGAGGAGGGCGGTTGGGAATTCCTCTGGAAAGCGCGAGATGAACTTACCATCAGGGCCGAGGAGAAAGTCTGCCGACAGTTCGTCAGGAGTGAACTTTTCTTGCTCACCCTTGAGGTCCATTTTGTAACAACCCATTGTGAAGCACTGGAACTCCTGGGCTTCGTTCTTCTGATCCCGTTCGAGCCACTTATCGACGATGCGGCCATAGAGGTCCGAGAAGGTGTAGCGCGTGCCCTCGATATCGAGCCAGTACTTACCTGAAATGAGTAGGTTGCGCGACATACCGTAGCGGTGGATGATTTTTTCGGCTAGATCCTTTGTTGCCGAGTTCTTTTCGTCCACAAGGTCAGTGTATTTGATGATGTGATAGTGTTTACCGGTACGGACGGTCTCGATACCGGAGACCTCGATGGTCGCGGCAGTCGAGACGTAGTTCTTGCGCGTCGGGATGTTGAACTTACCCTGAGTACCCCATTCCTTCTCTGGCGGGACGCAGAATTCTGGGAAATAGTACTGCATGACGGTGTTGCCGTGGAACGCGCGCTTGATTGAACCGAGGATATCCTCTGCGATTTCTTGAGACGCGTGGACGAGAAGGATTGTGATTTCTGGGTAGTTCAAGATCCACTGGACAGAGTGGGCGATGACGTTAACTGAAGTCTTGTACCAGCCGCGCGGCGCGAGGATTAAACGGCGCTTTTGTTCTTCAGGATAGTCCTCCAATGGGTCGTCGTGGCGCGGCGTGTACCGCCATCCGACATCCGGCACCCATTTGTCCTCTCCCTGGACTGTAAATTGCTGCAAATGCTCGATAAGCGGGCCGTGAACGTCTTTGGTCAGCTTATTCATGCCCAAAATGTACTTGGAAAGCCAAAAAAGGTCGGTTCTTGCGAGGTGCCGACCCTTCTTGATGAGTTCGAGTTCCTTGGAGTTCATATTATTGGCTCGTGAGAGTCACTTTTCCCGCCGTTTCAATCTTACCAGACGTTTGCATGGCCTTGAAGAGAGGATTTCCTACATAATCAAAGGGAAAAACGATGGCGCGGTCTGGAATGCCGATGGAAACGATGCGCGTGACCATTTGGCGGGTCGTAGCGTTCCATCCTGGATGCGCGCCAGCGGCCAGACCTCCCACGGAGACGAGAGTAAACATCGCCGAACCGCGCACGTCGTAGTTAGTAATCGGCGTGTGTACCTTGGTCGTCGGATCAATGAGCGCCCAGTCGCCGTGTTTATTGGCCTCATTCGCCGCCTGGGATGGATTGGAGTGGAAGATTCCAAACTGACCGGAGAAAATGTTGGTCATGATGAGGACTTTGCCGAGATTCGTGTAGCGGTTGCCGCCAGGACCGGAGGTAGCGTTCGCCGTGTCGTCCGACCAGAGCATGATTGGAAACTCACTGTAAGCGTTGTACTCGCCGTTCACGAGACGTATCGTCATACCGGGCGGCGGCGAGAGTTGCGTCCAATTCGAGCCGGTAGGACCCGCGCTCATGGTGAACGAGAAGGTACCGGATTGGCGGAGAGTGAATCCAAGAGCGTAGCACGGATCAGCCGCGTTTGCAGCCTCCGCGCCGCTGATATTACCGTCCCAAACGACCTGTGATGCTTGGGTATAAGCGATGGTCGTCGTGCCGTTGTCGGGAGTCGAGAATCCAGAGAGCTTGAAATACCGGTCGCAGCCAGAAGATTGAGCAAGAGAAGCACGGTCGCCGGGTACCCATCGGTCCACGATTCCAGTCAAGACCGGGGCCGCGCCAGACCAGTCGATGGTCATAACGTAGATCGACCAGAGGCAAGGACCACCAGCACACGATTCAATCACGCTCCAACCCACTCTGTTGCTGTTCCAAGGGACGAAGTGGGGGTCTAGACCCCCCACGATGTTCGCGGACGCCCAGGAGCCTCCCAGAGCGCGCACGAGGGTCTGGTTAAAGATCTTGGCAGAGTTCGCCGGGGTGCATGGGAGAGCCTTGCATCCCCAGAGTTCGTACTGAGAGCCAAGGCCTGGGTCGTATGGGTTGCTGCCGGTAGTCTGGGCCTGAAAGACAAAGTAGCCTTCCTTGGAAATCTCGGACGGGTTGCCAGCCGAGGCGTCGTCCAGGAGAGAGCCGCCAGAAGCAACGCGAATAGGCGCGGTGACGTTCACCTTCGAGATCGCGCCACCATCGGCAGTGGTCGTCGCCTGCGCGCCGTTGGTGGTGTAGATGTCCCACAACTCGGTCACACCGTCGCTCTTGTACTTCGGATTGCAAGTAATATCGTACTTCGAGTCACCGACGACTTTATACGTCCCCCACATGGTCGAGTTCACGCGCGACATGCAGAAGGACGCAGTTGTCTTCGTAGATGGGAAGGCGACCGGGTAAGAGACATTCGGTCCCAGGTTACCTGAAAGAGTCCCCAACTGCGCGAAGAGTGTCGCCGCGACGAGAGCGAGAAGTAAAATGCTGATTGTCTTCATAACCACCTTAGGAGTATGAATAGAAAATGCGATAGTCGATTGACGTACCAGCGGCGCACGCCGAGCCTGTATGTCGAAGCTGCAAGCCCTTATCGGCGGTCAACTGAGCAAGGAATGAACCCCAAGTCACGTTCGTGACCGTGAAGTCACCGATACGGTTACCAGTGGTTAGACCGGCGACCGCAATGGTCACCACGTCAACGGGCGACGAGTTAGTATCAGACAGGCGCACGTCAGTACAAGTCGTAAACCCACCAGTGACTTTGAAATACACACCGATAACACGGACAGTGCGCCCGGTCACGGCGGTTAGAATCGTCTGACCGGCGTTGATCTGAGCGAGCGTCGCGGTACCAGCCGTCCACTGAACACCGGAAGGAAGCGGGCCGACCGGCACGTTGGAGGGACCAAAGAGTTCGACCGAGGCAGTCGCGCCGCCAGACACGGCGGTGAGCATGGTACCGATAATCTGAACGTTCGCATTAATCAACGCGCGGTTGGCGGTCCCGGCATCACGACAAGTACCAACAGTACCAGTACCAACAATAGCCAAGTTCCCGGCTGTCGTCGCGTTGTCCGCGATACAAGCCACGCGTCCGCGAATGGCAACCTCAACTGGGTTGCCAGAACTGGCCGTAGAAAGAGCCACACCAATTACATCCGTCGCACCGGCAGCGGGGAGAACCACGCGCGGCACGGTGTTGAAAGAAACCAATTCATTGGCGGTCGTCCCGCCAACACCGGCAGTCCAGGTTTCTGACAGATAGTTGGTCGTCAGGGAAAGAGGGTTGCTGATCTGGAGCAACTGACCGCTCGCAGAGGCACTCAGGTCTGAATGAGTAGTACCATCAGTACCATAGAGCTTCACCGAGCCCGCCGTGCCCGCGCTGCCCAAAATGGCCGAGGTTGTCGCTGTGATGGTAGACGTGACAATACCTGACGTAAAAGTCCAGACAGAACTGATCGTCTGCGCCAACTGCTGGATGCGCCGCCACGCCGGATCGGTAAAAGCGGACTGTGCGCCTGACAATCCAATCGCCAGCGCCATCGCGACGGCAAACGCAGCAATGTATTTCTGATATGGTTTCATTAGACACTCCGAGAGACTGAAACTAACATACCGGGCGAGGCGGATCGAACCCAGACACCGGCGAGAGATTTGACGCCCATTGACTCACCGGCCACGAGCTTGGCGGCATAGTTCGAGGTCGTTAGATCGCTGGTAGTAGGCCCGCCAATTAGAACGGTATCGGTATTCCCCTCATCCGCGCGCACGGTCCAGGTACCTGGGAGATCGACCAGCGTAGTCAAGATAGCCCGCGCGAGGGTTAAGAGATTGTAATTCGTATTCGCAGATGCGAGTGTCAAGCTATACGCGGTCATGATTCCTCCTTAGCCTTGGACGACGCGGAACGTCTGGGACGCCGGGTTGATGTCCGAGCCGGTCACGTTGCAGAGGCGGAATTTCAAGGTATTTGCGGCGGAACAATGAGCATTCGAGATCGACACATTCGCTGTCAAAGACTCGGCCCAAACATGCACCGGGATGCCCTTCTGAAGTCCGTTCACGGTCGCGGTCACGTCAAGACACGTGACAGTCGTGATATTCCCGGCGTCGATAGTCGCGTCCTTACGAATCAGCGGGGGAGTAACAGTACGAGGAAACGTAGCAGCAGCCATAGGTACCTTCTTTCTCAGCCGCGCGCGCGGCCTCTAACTCAAGTATAGCAAAGTTACTGCCATCTTAATAACTTGAAGCGACGAGGCGCGAAGCGCCGAGCAGACCAAAAAGTCAAGCTCTAAATGAGTCATATCTTCGCCAATACCCGGCCCGCAAGGGAATAGTATGACCCATTGAAGGATCACTATTACCGGCGCAAGCGCCCAAGAACCAATGGCTTACGCGTCGGCCTTCGGCCTCGAAGTTGCGCCCAGAGCAATCCTTTAACAGCCGCCGCGCCAATTAAAGGAAAGGCCGAAAACTTTTCATTCCGTGAAAAATTTTAAAAATTTCCTCCAGGGCCAGCGCTAACGCCTAGGGGCTAACGCCCCTACCGAGCGGCCCGCCGCAGGGCGGCAAGTACCAAGGGTCCCTGGCCCCCGTCAAGCCTCAAGGAACCTTCTCACGATTTAAGACATGCACATCTCAATCTACATCACCATCTAGTTATGAATGGTCAAGTGATTGGTGACATTCGAGTTAGTAAGTACGCGTAGGTTTGAGATATCTAGGTCCGGTTATAGGTCATAGGTCGAGGCATAAAAATAGGGTCATGGATGGTTAGTCCATGACCCATTTATAGCTCGTGCTGCGCACTCGTTGTTATTGGTGTACTAACCCTGCGTCGATGAGGTACTTAGCCGTACGTCCGTACGAACCTTGTAACTGCCATGCGAAGCCGGTATCGACAAGGTGTTGGAAGAGTTCGATGGTTTGTTCTTCATCTAACTCATTGTTTTCATAGTCGATAATGGCCGATGTTGGATCTATCATTGTGCAAGTACCTCCATGATAGGATCGGCGCGCCGCGCAGTCTTATGCAGGTGTTCGGCGTAGAACGATAGAGCGATAACCACGGCGGCGATCAGGAGACAGAGCACGGCGGCCTTGTCCCACGTGGCTGAGTAATCATCGTGGTTCGCGGCTTCAAGCTCGGCTTGTGCGTTCAATTTGGTCAGCCGCGCGTTGATGCAAGACTCGCACCCGCACGTGGGTTGTTTGAGGGAAGTCATTTTATTTCTCCTGGATAGCGGGGAAGCCCGCGTCAGACGTAAATTGATGTTTCGGGCTCCTGTAGAATGTCTAGAGAAGCCCGTAGA